AAGAGCCAACAATAATACTTTATCTAGTGTAACTGCATTGCCTGCGGCAATACCAACGGGTTATTATAAATTATTAACAACAACAACTGCAAATGCGTCATCAAGTGTAGTATTTGACAGCAGTTTAATGACAAACACATATAGACATTTTATGATAACGGGTAATGCTTTTTATGCGGGAGCAAATAATTCATTTTTAAGTTATAGAGAATCAAGTGATAATGGAAATACACATAGTTTTACGGGTAAAAATGCTTATCTTTATACAACTTTAGGTACAAACTCAACGGGTGGTTATGGTGATTCTACATCAAATTATTTTTATATAGGTAGTTGGAACTCTGGAAGTGGTAAACCCTATTTTGCTCAATGGGATTTATATAATTTTGCACATGCCGAACCTACGGGTGGATTTAAAAAATATCGTTGTAAACTTTTTCAACATAATGCTAATGCTAATGTATATTATATAGATAGTCAGCATGTATCATCTAATGGTGGTGCTATGAATAGATTTGAAATATGGTTTCCGTCTACTACTATAACGGGAACTTTTAAATTATATGGGGTATCATAAATAAAGAAAGGAGGTAAATATGTCTATTTATAAAACTAAAATGGTTAATGGTAAGGAAGTAGAATTAACTGCTGACGAAATCAAGGAACTAGAAGCTAGAGATAAAGAATGGGCTGATGGTGAGTATGACAGACTTATGGCTAGTATTCGTAGAGAAAGAACTATTCTTTTAGATAAATGTGATTGGATGGGTAATTCAGATGTAACTATGTCTACAGAATGGAAAACTTATAGACAGAAATTAAGAGATATTACAAAAGGTGTTGATACAGTTGACAAAGCCAAAGCTGTAACTATGCCAGAGAAACCTGAATAATGCAGTTAACAAAAGATCTTATTATTTTATCTAAATATTTTATGATAAGAATTCCTGCTGAAACAAAAAGGATTAATGATTTATCAGAAAATAGATGGGGTTATAAAAATGTCAAATAAAAATATTCAAGACGTAGCCGCAGAGATGGAAGCTCATGAAAGAGAATGCCAGGTATACAGAGAGACCACACAAAGAAGTTTAGATAATTTAGAAAGTCGTATTAAAAGAGTAGAATTAATGATCATGGCATCAACTTTGTCAATTATAGGCTCAGTATTCTTATTATTATCAAAAGGTTTATGAAATGGTTGATCCCATATCTATTGCAACGAGTGCTTTCGCTGCAATCAAGTCAGGGATAGAAGTCGGAAAACAATTAACAGATGTTAGCCACCACATTATAAGATTTGTTAGTCAAATGACAAGGGTGGAGGAAGAGCATAAAAAGAAAAAAAGTAGTTGGTTTACGTCTTCTAATGAAGAAGCTTTAGACACTTATTTTAAGTTAAAACAAGTTCACGATATGGAAAATCAACTTAGAGAAATGTTTTTACTTTATGGAGCACCCAATGCCTGGAATGAATTTATTGCCATAAGGTCGGACATAAGAAAAAAGAAACAAAAAGAAAAAGAAAGAAAAGCAAAAGAACGGGCAGAGTTAATTAAAATAGCATCTTATATCGGTGTTGGAATTTTAGTTATGGTTGCTATCGTTGTGTTTATTTTTAATTATAAAATGTTAACATCAAAATAGGAGAACTATATGATTTTTGGAGCAGTAGCTGGTTTACTTGGTGATGTAGTCAAAGGATATTTTGAGACTAAAAAACAAAAGGCCAAACAAAAGTTATTACAGGTGCAAGCAGAAACAAAAATTATGGAGAAGAAAGTCACTGGTGAAATTGATTGGGATATGGAAATGGCTAAAGCATCAGACACCTCATGGAAAGACGAATGGCTCACAATTATTTTTACAATCCCCCTTATAATGCTTTTGCTAGGGCAAGAAGAAAGAGTACATGCTTTCTTTCAAGCTTTAGAGACTGCGCCCCCTTTTTACCAATATTTGTTAGGTGTAATTGTAGCTGCCAGCTTTGGCTTTAGAGGAGCTTCTAAGTTTCTTAAGAAGTAGAACAATGTTTTTTAACATTAAGTATTGGTGGTACGGCTATCTGTGTCATATAGGAACACAATTATCTATGCTTGGATGGCATAAACAAAAAGATTTATTAGAAATTAAAAGGAGAAAAGAATGGCTAAAAAGGATCAAGAAATCCTAAGTGAAATGCACTTAGCGCTGACAAAAGATCTTCTTAACAGAATTAAATCTGGTGAAGCTAAAGCGAGTGAACTTAATGTAGCTCGACAGTTTCTTAAAGATAACGATATTACAGCAATACCAACAGATGACTCTGCTATTAAACAGTTAGTAGAAGAGTTACCTTTTGATGAGGATGGAGATGCTCTTCATTAATGTTAGGTACATTAATTGAAGCAACTGCTTCTATTGCTGCTGTAATATCTGTGTGGAGTTATGGCAATCACTCAAAACATGCACCTTATATTGGACTTATTAGTCAATGCTTTTGGTGGACATTTGCTATTTACTTTGACATGAAATTCATTATGTTATTAAATGCATTTATGACTTTCACACATATAAGAAACATCTATCGATATAAACAATTAACCAAGGAGAAATAATATGCCAATGGGTAAAGGAACATATAAAAAACCAGGAAGACCTAAAAAGAAAAAGAAAAAGAAAAATGGTATGTGTTAATGATTACTTATATACTTATTAATTTAGTAATTTATATTATTTTTTAAGGAGTTAATATGGCTAGACCAGGATTGTATGCCAACATACATGCAAAGAGAAAAAGAATAAAAGCTGGTAGTAAAGAGAAAATGAGAAAGCCTGGACAAAAAGGTGCACCTACTGCCGCTAATTTTAGACAAGCTGCAAAGACAGCTAAGAAAAGAAAAAAGAAAACTAGGAGCACTTAATGGCAAAACTTACAGCAAAACAAAAAACTTTACCAAAACATCTGCAAGCTAAAATAAAAAAAGCAAAAATGAAAAAAAGAAAGGCATAGAGTAGCCTAGAATTAAGTTTTACATGCTTTCTGGTACAACCAATCATTATTTTATTTAATGGCTTTCTACGAGCCTTATATTGCTATATAGGAGCATTTAATGTCTAAACGTAAAAAATCAGTTAATTTATCTGTTGGTAGAGGTGAAAAACTCTCTACAAAAAAAGGTGCAGGGTTAACAGCTAAAGGTAGAGCTAAATATAACCGAGCAACTGGCAGTAAATTAAAACCTCCTGCTCCTAATCCTAAAACTAAAAAAGACAAAGCCAGAAAGAAAAGTTTTTGTGCTCGTATGAGGGGTGTAGTTAAAAGATCTAAAAATGCACCTAGAGCACGAGCAGCATTAAGACGATGGAAGTGTTAGGCAAGCTAAAAGATTTTAAAAACTTTTTGTACGTTTGTTGGAAACATCTTAATTTACCACACCCAACACCAGTCCAATATGATATGGCTAATTACATACAAGATGCAACACTTCGCAGACTTGTAGTTCAAGCTTTTAGAGGAGCTGGTAAATCTTGGATAACATCGGCATTTGTATGCCATCAACTCCTACTTGACCCTCAGAAAAACATATTAGTTGTATCAGCATCTAAGACAAGAGCTGATGACTTCTCTACGTTTACTTTAAGATTAATTCATGAGATTCCTATACTAGCTCATCTTAAACCTAAAGATGGACAAAGAATGTCTAAGATCAGCTTTGATGTTGGTACAGCACAAGCAAGTCATGCGCCTTCAGTTAAATCTATGGGTATCACTGGCCAGCTAACTGGATCAAGAGCTGATATCATTATTGCAGACGATATCGAGTCTGCCAACAATTCCCAAACACAACTCATGCGAGACAAACTCTCAGAGACAGTCAAAGAGTTTGAATCTATTGTTAAACCAGGTGGTCGTATATTATTTCTCGGTACACCTCAAACTGAAATGTCAGTGTACAATCAGTTAGACGAGAGGGGTTACAAGACTCGTATTTGGTGTGCTCGTTATCCTGATGATAAACAAAAAGTAGCTTATGGACATAAACTAGCGCCTATCATTCATGAGTCTGATGGAGAAGCAGGTAGTCCTACTGATCCTAAACGATTCGATAAAGATGATCTGTTAGAACGTGAGTTATCTTATGGTAAGTCAGGGTTTGCTTTACAGTTTATGCTTGATGTATCTTTATCAGATGCTAATAAGTATCCTCTCAAGATTAATGACCTTATGGTTCTTTCAGGAGTACACACCTGGGAAGAAGCACCAGTCAGCCTAAAGTGGGCATCAGGTGTAGACCAATTAGATGCCTGTAAAATGCTGCCTAACTTAGGACTAAAAGGTGACTACTGGGTAGCTCCTATGCATATAGCAGATGACTATGCCGAGTGGGAGGGATCAGTAATGGCCATCGATCCTGCTGGTAGAGGTAAAGATGAAACTGGTTATGCTGTAATAAAAATGCTGCATGGTAACCTATACCTAACAGCATCTGGTGGACTACTTAATGGTTATTCTACTGAAAGTTTAAAAAAGCTCTCAGAGGTTGCTAGAGAGCAAAATGTCAACCAGATAATAGTTGAATCCAACTTTGGTGATGGTATGTTCTCACAGCTCTTAAAACCAGTTCTAGCTAGTATCTATCCTTGTACAATAGAAGAAGTTAGACATAGTACACAAAAAGAGAAAAGAATCATAGATACATTAGAACCAGTATTCAATAGTCATAAACTTATAGTAGACGAGAAGATTATTAAAGATGACTTTGAGTCAACACAAGATCTTAAGTATAAGTTGTTCTATCAGATAACACGATTAACAAGAGATAGAGGTGCACTTATCCATGATGATAGACTAGAAGCTTTATCTATGGCTGTTAACTACTGGACTGAAATAATGGATAGAGATGCGGAAGATGCTGTAAGTGAACACAAAGAAAACCTACTAAGGGAAGAACTAGATAGGTTTATGGAACACAATATAGGTAGACAAAGACAAAACCATAACTGGATCAATAGATAAAATCTATGTGCTACTGGTTATAGATAGGGAAAAGATACTCTTAGTGTAACTCTAAGTGTAACTCTTAGTTTATATTATAAGATTATATTAAAGGAGTAGTAATAAGAGTAACACTATAGGTATACTAGTAGTTAACTAATAGAGTACTATCGGTGTACTCTAAATACCTGGAACACCTTTTTATTTTGGTACAAAAATATGAGGGGGATATACGCATAGTATGGCCACAATTTTCCCCATTATCATTATTGCAATTATCAAATTTTTAGGTGGATAGTGTCGCTTAAAATGTCATTAGTTATGGCCTAACAAACAATTTTATTATAAATGCAACGGATTATATATTTCTTGCTATAATTATAATGATGATATCATGATGTTAAGTTTTTTGTGTCGGCTGTTTGTGTTTTATGGGGTCTATTTTTTTTCTACTTATTTATTTTTTATTTGACAATACT